AAGAGCTGGAACATAAAATCACAGATGGGATTGAGCAAGCCAAAGCACAAGCTGAAGTGGTCAAGCAGGAAATTTCGGCTAAAGTAACTGAGAAAATCAATGCAGCAAACCAAGCAAACAAAAATGAAATTGTAGAAGAGTTCAGGGCTCAATACAATGGCATTGAAGTCAAGATGCAAGGACTGAAAGCTACTACTGACCAATTAAATGCCAGTGATGCTGATATTCAAAAACTGATCAATGACTTCAAGGCTCGGACACAAACCCAATTTTCTGGGATCCAAGGCGCACAATCCAGATTTGAGCAGACGACTGAAAAAGCCATCTCTGACCTGACCATTGTGGCCAATGGCAAAGCTGATCGCTCTTATGTGGAACAGACGGTGGCAGGGGTTAAAGAAGAATTCACCTCAATAGGTGTTGGTGGCGGCCCTAACATGCTCCGAAATTCAAGAGCAGATGAGGGCTTAAAATATTGGACTGAACCAAATGGAAAGATGAGTTTCACTTCTCATCAGTTCTATTTCAATGGGCAAAAGCGGATGTTCTCCCTAAGACCAGGAGCGATGGTTCAAAGTCCACGCTTCATTGTTAAACGAAATAAAGACTATATCCTTAACATCACAGCATTTGATGCGAATACAAAAAATGTAAAGATTTCATTTTGTAAACGCAAAAAAGGATCTACATCAGACTTTGAAGAAAAACAAGAGATTTTCAACAAAACTGGTTCTCCTGCTTTTAGCTCTCATGAAGCGTTAAAACGCACTTTCAAATTCAACATTGGTGATTTTGATGAAGGTTATCTGCTCTTTGAATACCAAGGCAATCCTTCCGGATGGTCCGGAATGTTCATGACTGAATTGGACTTTTACGAAGGAAACAATGACCGCTTGTGGCAACCTGCCCCAGAAGATCAAAACTATTTGGTAGAGCAAGCACAAGCTACGTTTGAGAAGACGATTCAAGGCCTGTCTACTCAATTAACTAAATTAGAGACTAAAACAGGCCCGAACGGTGAACTTGAACAGCGCATGCAGACATACTCTGAGAAAGCTGCTGTAGACGCTGTAAAAGCAACAAGGCAGATTTTAGAGCAAGGATATGTTGCTAAATCCCAATATACCGAAGATGTTGCTGGCATTAATAGAAAATTTGAAAGTGTTTCAACATCAACTGACTCTAAAATTAGTTCAAAACTTGCTGAATTTAAACAAGGCATTGATGGACAATTCTCAACATTCTCAACCGAGTTCGGCATGAGGCTATCAAGTCAAAACTCTGTTCTAAATGACAAGTTAGATGATTTTAAAGACAGCATCAGTGGACGCTTTGCGAATTATCAGCAAACAGTCAATGGACAAGTGGCAACAATCATCAGCCAATTCGATGGAGTTCTCAAGAAAACAGACATCAACATCACAGATGGTCAGATCTCATTCGGGACAGGTAAGACCATCAATGGTAGAACCATCAGTTCATTGTTAGTACAAGAACCAGAAGCTATTGCTTTAATCGCCAAATTGATCAAGGTGAAAGGTGACATGGTAGTTGATGGATCCATCACAAGCAGGCATTTGGCATCTCAGAGTGTCCGAACCGGTCACATGGAATCTGGCTCAGTAACAACTCAGATTTTGGCCAGTAATGCAGTCACAGCCGATAAGCTTTTGGTAGATTCTGCCATGATCAATAAGCTGGTGTCGAATCAAGCCTTCATCAGGGAATTGACATCACAAAAAGCCTTTATTACCCAACTTAATTCAGTTGCTGTGTCGGCTGAGAGAATCCAAGGTGGAAGGTTGCTATCTAATAATGGTGCGACTGATTTTAATTTAGATAACGGAAGCGTGAACTTTTATTCTAACCAAGGTTCCATCAGACGGATTGATGATACGACATCATCTCAGTTTATCAGACTGGAACAAGGATATTTTAGAGCGGAACGTTTTGAAGATAGAAAGGCTGCTCGGATTGTCATAGGTACGAACCATGATAAGAAAGAGAGTGTAGAAAATGAAACATTTGCTGGCACTCGTCTGTGGTCGGGTAATGGTAACGGAGAAAAGGAATCATTCCACGAAACCGTTGCTGACCGTATCATATTTTACTCTAACGGGAAATTTCGTAGTCCGTGGATGATCCACAATAACACGAGAGATGGATATACATTCTTTATGCCACTGAACGAAAATAGAGTAAAACATGTAATTGGTCGATCAGACAAAAGATTGCACGATATCCACACGAATGAAATCACCTTAAACGGGGTACGGCTCAAGATGATGATAAAAGATATCATGAATCGCATCGGTTATCGTGGTGTTGGCAACTGGGCTGATCTCATTAATTAGGAGAAATCAATGAACGAAAACATCTTACTTTCAATGGTCGCTGAATTGAACAAACAATTGAGTGACAAGACGCTTGGTGAAATCGAGTTTAAGGCTCGTTTTACAGATTTGCAATCACAAGTAGCTCAACTTGCTCAGGAAGTTGAAAGCTATCGCTCAGTCCTAGAGTCTGACAAAGATTTAAAGGATCTATTTGAAGAAATTAAAAATAAAAACGAGGTAACTAAATAATGGATTATAAAGTACAATTTAAATCATACGATGCAGTAGCAAACACTACCAAAGTAGCAATCAAGCAAGACTTCCCATATCGAGTATTTGAGGAAATTTTGCCAACAAATCGCATGACCGAAGATGATGCGACATTGGTTGAAGCAGTGTTAAACATTGTCCGCATGGAACTCGACACATCTGGCGCAGTCGTGGCAATTAAGAAAGAGCTTGACAAATCTGTCGAAGCTAACAATAATGCTATTGCTAAAATCCAAGAGTTGACCAAAGATAACGAAGCCATGACACAGCAAATCCAAAGCGTCAAATCTGTGGCCGATTGGGCAGTCCTCGCTCGTGTAACAGATACAGACAATCCGATTGATCCAACTTTGTATGCTCGTGGATTGGAATTGGTAGAAACTGGCCAAGCTGGCAAAGAATACAAGGCACACGACATCTTTGTTGTCAACAATCCAAACTATACTGCCAAATATGGCGAAGGAACTCGTGTGTTGGTACAAGTGAACTCAGACTTTACCTACAATGGAGAAACCGTAGAAGAACTTGAAGGTAAATTGTCGCAAGATGGCAAATTGGCAGTGTGGAAATGGGAGCTTCCGAAGGAAAACAAACCAGCACAACCAAGCGGAAATCTTGAAACCCAACCAGTGGCCACAGCTACACCACAGCCAGTACTTTAATCAGAAAGGGGCGTGATCTATGATCCACTTCACACCAGAGGACATCAGCATGATCATTGGATTTGTCGGTGTCCTCCTTGGAATTTACGGTAATTTTAAAGGAAGTGTCGTGGCGCAAGAAAAACGCATGGTCGTGATCGAAAAAGACATCGAAAACATGCGTGACTTTCGCCTAACAGCAGTTAGACGACTTGATAACCACGATGAACAGAATAAGTCTCTATTGATCCTCGCAGAGCAGGTCAAAGCCTTGAGCGAGGATATGAAGGAACTTAAAGCATTAATTCAAAACAAAAATAATTAAGAGGTAACACTATGAAAATCAACTGGAATGTACGTTTGAAAAATAAAAACTTTTGGCTTGCTCTTGTGCCAGCCTTGGCCTTGCTATTCCAAGCTTTTGCTGACATTTTTGGCATCAAATTGGAGTTTGGCCAAACGATTGATAAAGTCCTTGTATTTATCAATGTACTATTTGCCTTTCTTGTTCTTGTAGGGATTGTTAACGACCCTACAACATCAGGATTGAGTGATAGCACACGAGCGCTTGACTACGATGAGCCAAACGCTGATTAAGAAGCTAATTCTTAAAGCAACAATCTTTTTACTAGCCACTGCCTTTTTCTGGGTGGTGGCTTTTGACTTTAGAAAGGAGCAATAAATGGCTACTTTAAATGACATTTTAGGATATGCAGAAAGCCTGGCTAACCAAGGTATCGGAGCTGATGCGGATGGAGCATATGGAACGCAGTGTGTCGATCTTCCAAACTCTATCTCTATCAACTTCTTTGGTAAGGCTCTTTGGGGCAATGCTATTGATCTACTCAATTCTGCCCGTGATTTAGGTTATGAGGTGGAATACAACCAAGAGGGCAACGTAAACAGCAGACCACGAGCTGGGGCGGTATTTGTCCAAGAGACGATCTATCTATATGGTCACCCATACGGCCACACAGGCCTAGTGATTTTAGATAGTGATGGATATACCATGCGTACTATCGAGCAAAATATTGACGGTAACGCTGATTGCCTCTATGTTGGAGGCCCTGCACGATATAACACCCGTGATTTCACGGGCATTGTAGGCTGGTTCTACTTCCCTGTAGATGACCAACCAGCGCAAGTGAGTGCTATCGAGCCGTCAGAACCTCTTACAGTCGATTCTAGCGAATTTAACGAGGAAACTGGCACATTTACAGTCGAAGTATCGGCTCTTAATGTACGGTCTTCTGCTGGGCTTGCTGGTGAGATTGTGGCAGTTTATACCGCTGACCAAGAAATCAATTACGATGGTTGGTTAGATAACGATGGATATATCTGGATCACGTACATTGGAGCTTCTGGAAATCGTCGCTATGTGGCAGTAGGTCAATCGCAGAATGGTAAACGCATCACAGACTTTGGCTCATTCGCTTAAAATAAGGAGGATTTAATGGCACTATTAAATTCTACGAATCTAAAGCAATTTGAAGGAGGGGCAATCGTCAAGCAAGGCGACTCTGCCTCTCTTTTTGGGTATGAGTTGTTGGATGAAAATATGCATCCAATCAGTGATTTAAATGGCAAAAATGCTACAATCAGGATCTTTAATCAAAAAGGAAAGGCTACATTTGAGAGTACAGTAGAGAAATCAAAAGTTACTTTTAAAATCGAAAAGGCATTGCCGATTGGATCATATCTCGTTGAAGTCGTTTGTGATGGGTATATTTTTCCAAGCGATCGCTCAACACGTTTGGATATCACTCGTTCAGCGGACGATTTCACAAGCGAAGAAGTCCTATCACTTGTTAAAAATGATGTTAAAACTGAAATTGACAAGTATATCGCTGAACATCCAAACGGATCACAAACGGAAGAGCTGCCAGACCTAACAGTACTATACAATCTTGCAAAAATTTAGAGAGGAAAAATTATGACTTTAAATACTGAAAAATTAACATCATTTGCTCAAGCTGTCGGTAGCGACATCAAGGAAATTAAAACCACACTTGCAAGCAAAGCCGACAAGTCAGAACTTGGACAAGCTGGAATCACACAACAACAACTAGACACGGCTATCGCTGGTGTCAAGACTGCCATTTTAGGCGATGGAGTACCAGAAGAATTAGATACTCTCAAAGAGATCGCTGACCGTATCGCAAATGGTGCAGGATCAGCAGACCAAGCTATTGTGTCTAAAATGACAGAGCTTGGCCAAAAATTCACCGACCTTGAAAATACTGACTTCGTACAAATCTATACAACGGCTAAAAATACCCTCTAAGGAGGTGCTGAATGGATAAATTAAAAAAAGCTATAGAATCCATTGGTCGTGATATTGGGGCGCTTCAAGCCAACCAAGGCGGAGCGTTACAGACTACCAAAGCTTACGAGTTATTTCCGACTTATGCGACATTACAAGCACAGATGACCACCAACATCAAAGAGAAGCACGTTGACTTAGGTCTGGACGCTTTGATTGATACAAAATTGGCAAATGGCGGTGATCCATTCGTCACACGCTCAAAATTGCCAACAATTGACACGAGTCAACTTGCAAGTAAAAATGATCTGGAAGAGTTAAAACGCTCAGTCGGATCCGGAAGTAGCAGCAACTCAGAATTAAAAGGCCAAGGCTTCCCGTATGCTCTAAATGCAGATATTGGTACAATATATACCGATACGACAGCAAAGAACGGAGCGGTTAAATGGATCAAAAAGACCGCTGGGACTGGCTCTAACGCTTGGTCTGTCTTGTTTGGTGATGTCAAATTTAAGCCAAGAAACATCAACTCAAATCAAACCAACGCATACGTGGAATTTAGACGCACTAATTCGACTGTTGAAGTTGGTTTTGGCGGTTTGTCGTGGGGTTGGTTTGGAATCGTGAGACGAGGTGCGCCCAACTACGTTCCGCAAGGTTCAGACAGAGAGCGAAACGTGGTGATCTTAAACGTAGGCGGTATACCCGTCGGTTTTCGTGCGACCAGCTC